GCTGCCATTTCATCCAGCTTCGCGTCGTTGGTGAGATTTAGAGTCGGAAGAAGATCACAAAGTTCTTCCAGGTGATCGACCGCAGTCGCGTGGAAGCCGTGATGCGTCTTCCCCTCCTCATCGACATAGTATTGGTGAAGCGATTTCGAGAGTCGCTTGACTCCTTCGTAAAGTCTTTCCCAAGTGGAAGCGACCGCTCGATCCAGAGCCTTGAGGAGGTTCTCCTCCACTACCTTGATTTCATCCTCGCTTAGGACCACCCGCAGGTCATCGGTATTTTCAATACTCTGGGGATCAATCGGATCCAGAGAGAATGAAGCGATGAAGGCTTCGACCGGGGGAATGTCCTCCCTTTCGAAGAGATCTCCGTTCGCAATTCTTTGCCCTGCGATCATGGCGTCGTAGCCCTTGGCCACTGCTTTAACTACCTCGGTGTGTCGAGCTTTGCAGTCTCTGAATTTTGCTTGGTATGCAGGGACGAAATCGATTCCGATCAGGCCAGTGCCATCCGGGCCTCGATCCCAGGGGACCGTGTTCTCCCTGTGGTATTTGTACATTTCCCTGGTCACCTTCCCGATGGGGTTGATGAATGCCAGGGGAATTACTCGGCGATAGAAATCGCCAGCCTTTCGAGCATCGAAGATTCCATTGACGGCATCGGTCGCCCGCTGATCTTTCACCTTGGTCTTGATGCTGGAGGTCTTAATGCCTATGAGCATCGCCCGTTCTCGAAGTTCCATCGCCATGTTGTTTTCTCCTATGACCCTATCTTACCCCATCCCGGGGGTGTTGTCAACCCTGAACAGATTTGAGTTTTTCTCAATCCACTCGATGAACGGCATCGTCTTGTGTGCGGAGTTGGGATTGATCGTTCCGAAGTCGGTTCCAAATATTGCTCGGAAGCAATCGTCTTTGAACCTATCCACGTAGATCAGGGCGTTTTTTATATCGTCCCTCCCCACCTTCTTCTGCAAGGCGGCAATCGTCGCAAATTTAAGATCGACTCTGTCAGGAATCGGAACCCCCTCTGGATTCGCAAGGATCTCCGGAATCGCGGGGATCAGATCGAAGAGGGCCAGAAATCCAATCAACTGGGCTGCGTCGATTTCTCCGATGGTTCCCTTCGCGGCTCTGAAGGCCCGTTGAGAATCCGAATCGTATCGGGGAGTCTGGTAGCTATCTTTCCCTCCAACATCTGCGGTTGCAGTGACTCGGTATTTATTTGCGACAAGGATATCGGAGAAGGCTGCAAGGGATCGAGGCGAGGATTGCGGGCCGTCGATCATACCATCCCATTCGGTGAGCAATTCGGGAAGGTAGTTGGTTGCCGCTATGATTCTGTAGTCTACCCCGTGAGCGCGAGCCCATTCCTGCCAGTCCTTGGGATCGGTTTCGAAATCGACCTGCGTAAACCGATTGCCGAATGAGGAGGGCATTCTCTTGACCCCGCAGCCATCAGTTTTGCGATTGCCAGTCGCGACGATGTAAACATCGTGAGGCAATATGTAGTCTCCAAGCCTCCGCTCCTGGCAAAGTTGGAACAAAGCGTAATGGTGAGCCTGGGGAGCGTTTGGGATCTCTTCGATCAGCAAGATTCCCGGTCCAGTCTTAGGCAGGAACTCCGGCATCAGCCAAGTAGTAGTTTTGTTGGCCACATCGGGAAATGGATATCCCCTGTAGTCGATGGGGTCCATGTAACAGGGGCGCAGATCGGTGAGGGATAATTCTGAGACAGGTACTCTCAGGAATTCTGCCAATCCCTCCATGACCGGGCCAGCTACGGTTTCGCTCTTCCCGCCTCCGGGTGGCCCGATCACGAGCGCGTTATGACCACCTCGCAATGTGTCGAGGATCGTAGTGATGCTGTCCTTTGTTCTTCCCATCGAAATCACCTCCCAATGATTTGTTCAAATTGATTGTAGCATCTGGTCAGGGGTACGTCAACCCCTGGCCTTACCCTCCATTACGGAGTTGGTCTGAACTTCTCCAAACCTCGGAGAATCGAGTCATATAGACCCATCGCGAGGGTGGTGCTGGCGCTCCCCCCCTCATCTGGACGAAGTTCTCATACTTATAGGGATTGTAGATAACCTCCTCCCAGTTGAAGGGCTTCTCTTGAGCAGTTCTGCGAACCTTCCCCAGTCCCGCGGTCCCATCGAAGCTCACATCGTCGAGGCTGGCTGCGGTAACGAATGCGTGGACGTTCTTTCTGCCCTCCGCGAGAACTCGCTTCCTACCCGCCTCGGACACTTGGAACTTGGCATTGCGGACAAGCACCTCCTCGGGGTGAGCAATCACCTTCCCTCTATGCTTGACACTCCAGGTGCGCGTTCTGAGATTTCTGTAGACATAGACTCGTGCCATGATTTCTATGCCTCCCCTTTTCTCAACGCTTCTAGCGGAGTTGGTCTGAAGTATCGATCTCTTTCGATAGGCAATCCGAGAGATCCTCTGACCTTCTGGATTTCTTTGAGACTGAAGTATCCCAGTTCAGTTTCGGACCCCCAACTCGTCGCTTTTACCAACCCGAAAAATGTATCTTCTCCGTCGAACTCGGTTGCATACCATGTCCAGTTACCGTCCGGCGTGAAGAACTTCACTACCGCAACTGCCTTTTCCCCCTCACCGTCAGTGGTGTAAAGGGCAGGCAATGCTTTTCTGTTGGCCTTCGTTAGTAGCATCATATTTTTTCCTCCGATGCAATCAGTATAGCACATGGTTGGGGCATGTCAACCCCTGTCCTGGGGTGGTATGTCTATGCTTCCTCCTGCCACTTTATGCCTCCAGTGGCATGGATTATTGATTTCACTTCTCCCATATCTGAAGATCTATTCCTCCCTTTCCCACCGAACTAGGTGGCTACCTTCTCGGATAGATTCCTGTGTCTCGCATTGGAATTCGTATTCGAGGTCGGGGTCATGATCATCCTCGATTGTTGGGGCGAGGATCGCCTTGCGTTCGCGGTCGCTCATTGCCTCGATTTGTTCTCGCAACTGTCTGGCTGCGAGATGCAGCCGGTAAGCCTCACCAGTGGATTTCGATTGTTGGTTCAGTTTGAAGAAAGCCGTGTCTGCTTCTTTCGCAGATTCACAGGCTCGTTCCAATGCTCGAAGCCTTCGGATAGCTTTAGTTTCTGCGTAGTTCCTCGCGTTCATATTCATGACTCTTCCTCCTGTTCTATGCCTCCAGGGGCATGGGATTATTCCAAGGTGAGATATACGCCCGGTCATAACCCTTCAGGGCAAGTCGCCCCATTAGGGTATTATCAACTCCAAGGAAGCCCGTATTTCGAAGCGCAGACCGGGCCATATCCCAACTCGATGGATCTTCGGTCATCTCCCTCACCCACTGGGGTCCGACAGAAAACGCATCGTCCGCTCGACTTCCCTTCGCTTGTCGCGAAGGCGACCGGGTCGGCATTGAACGCCTCCACCGCTGCGATCACCTCCGGAGTGGCGATTCTGGTGGGCGAGAATTTCCCATCGAGATCGATGCGCCCGTACCATTTGTTGTCGGGGTAGTGGCCGAGGTCGGTGACGTTGATGCTTCCGGGGATCTTTGCCCGCTCCCCTGCCCTCTGGAATTTCAGACTGGCAGTGGTGACCTTCGGAAACTTGACCTTCTCGGCAGCCCGGGTGAAGAATGCCAGAATCTCAGCGGCATCGACCACCATAGCGACCGGCTCCGAGAATTCCCTCGTATCCCCGAAGCTATCGGCCAGATTCTGAGGGGTAGAGTCTTCAAGTTTCTTGTTGAGCATCCACTCGGGGACGTAGGCATTCTCCCCCACGTACTGGATCATCGACTTCGGGAAAAAACAGCGGGTCGGCTTGCGCTTGCCGCTGACCTTTACGTCCACGCCGACGGCCTTCTCGCTCTCCCAGTCATAACTGAGAACTTCGATCATCATCGCCATTACTTGCCCTCCTCTGCCTTTGAGATTTTGTCCTCCAGCATTGCGATGAACCCGCAGCAATACTCGGGATCAGACGCAGTGCCGTACTTCAGAGCCTCTCGTAGCTCTTCGATCATTTTCTGCATGAATTCGACCGACGCTTCTTTCGCCATTGCATTTCCTCCTATGTAGAGATAGTAGCACGTACCGGGGGGCATGTCAACCCCCGGCTTGGGGTTATGCTGCTTTCTTTTTTCTCCCTTCACCACCGGGACCATGGTCGAGAATGACCCGGCCAGTGATCTTCCCCGCCTCGCCATTGCATTTGATTGGGCACGTGAGGCAGGTCAGCGTGGGGCCAGCGGGGCAGATTGCCTCGCCTTTCTCCCTCTCGGATATCTCCCCGGAGGTCCGTACCACTCTGAAGGTGGCGAACCCGGCCTCGTCAGCGGCGTGCTTCTGATCGACGGAATCGACCGATGCCATGCAGAGCCCGGTGAGGTCGGATCCGGTGTCGGACCATCGATGGGTGTAGCCGGTCCACTCCTCCGCAGTGTCGGCGAGTGACGCCCAGATATGGCGCGGAACGGCCCCAGGATCCCCGTAGGCTCCGAAACGGACCATATCGCCAGCGACTACAGCAGCAGCATCGGCCAGCCCTAGGCGGGGATATGAGCCCCGCTTGTAAGCTTTCCAAATGCCTAGCGGGGCCTGCCCTACATTGACATAGCAGGTAGCTTCGGGCTCCTCGCCGGTCAGCTTGGCTATCTTTCTGAGATAGGGTCTGTGCGGACAGTCTCCGCAAATAGAATCGTCCATGCCCTCGCGTACTGCTTCCACCGGGTCAATATCAGCCCGGAGGATCCAAGTCTGATGGATATCGTCCGTCTTATCGTTGTCGGACCCGTAGGTCATAATGACCACTATCGGAGCGCCATCGATGAGACTGGCACCTTCCCACAGGATCGATCCCGAAGAGACCGGGATTCCTAGCTTGCGGTGGACCCGTTTCGCCCTAGTGATTCCCTTTACCATTGCTCACTCCCTTCTGGCCATTGCTGCCAAATTGCGTGGAATAACGTGTAGATATCGTCGATGGTTCGGGCGATTGATCCGGAGTATCTCAGCATGCGCTCACCTCTTCTATCGTGATTCCGGCCCTGTTAGCCCATGCTTTCAACTCTTTGACGGCTCCGGTCCAGGTGGTGATTTCGTAGTCTCCGGTCCACACCTCTTCGAATTCCATCCCCCCTTTAAAGTACCCGCAGACCAGCACATTCGAATCCTCTTCGAACGTGCCCCAACAGTCTATTCCCTGGATTGTGACCCTTCCGCTCATTACTGTATCCTCCAATTGGGGTTGCTTGCTTGCTTTGGGGATAGCTTACCCCGTTCATACCCCCATTGTCAATAGGTTACTGTTAGAAATCTTATAGAAGGGACATTTTAAGAATGCCAGAGAAGCCTAAGCCTACGAAAAAACAAAGGGATTTCGCCTCGAAGGTAATCGAAGGAGCTTCGCAGGCCGACGCCTACCGGGAGGCCTACGACGCCGAAGGCTCGAAGCCCACCACAATTAGAAGGGAAGCGCACCGGGTGGCGTCGAACCCCACTGTCGCCACAATGGTAACCGAGGGAATCGAACGTGAGGGGAGGCTAGCGGCCCGTGACCTGGGGAACCGAAGACGCTGGATTCTCGGCCGATTAGTCGAAGAAGCCGAAGGAGCCGAGTCAGACTCCGCCCGGGTTAGGGCACTCGAATTGCTAGCGAAGCAATCCGGACTATTCGAGAATGAAGCGGATAGAGCCGAGAAGAGAGCTAGCGCGAGTGAGGATGCGCTCACCGCTGAACTAGAGGCCCGTCTAGCTATCCTTCTGCCTGGGGTGGGAGCCTTGGATATCGAGCCAGAACCGGAGGAATAGAAGGCCCCCCCACCCCCCTGTGAGCGATGGCCTGCGTCGCGCTGCACTTTACACTGTGATCTCCTCAAACTATCACACCCTTTTCGTACCTATTAAACCCCCCCAGGGATATCTATTATCCAGATGTTCCACATGGAACACCCCCCTATATTTTATGAGAAATTACATCTACAAATTTTCTACAAATTTTTTGGCAACCTAACCCTTGGCTTTTATAAGTATTTTCCATATGCGGAAATTTAGTTACTTGACAGCCATCTAAATCCCCTATAGGTACCTATAGGGATATGCGCTTATGTCTTATAAGAATTCTATAAGCATCTACCGCCTCCCTTTGGGGTCGGCGGTTTATATAGGCAGTAGGTAGCTATAGTTATAGGTACCTATAGGGGAACTAATGGCTGTCGAGAAGAAGAAAGATGAGAACGACCTTATTGCGATGAGAGAGATCCGTAATCATGAGGGTGGTACATGGGTTGCCTTTACTGATGATGGCCAATGGGATGTTACCTCCAGATCCTATGATCCTCGTGGAGGTACTCATCTCATGAAATATCCAGACACTAGAGGCTTTATGACTGTCGGATATGGTCATCGTGTTCTTCCTGGTGAGGAATTTCCAGATCGCATGACGCCTGATGAGGCCGAGGAGCTTTTCCAGAAGGACTACTGGAAACACAAGGAGAAGGCATCCAAAACCCCTGGTTGGGACAAGGCATCTCCTCGTCAAAGACGAGCCATGATCAACCTCACATTCAACATGGGGGGTGATTGGCACAAGAAATGGCCCGCATTTACAGAGGCTGCAAATAAGGGTGATTTCGAAAAAGCTGCCGCAGAACTGGTAGATAGCGATTGGTACGATCAGGTTAAAACCAGGGCAGATGACGTAGTGAGTCTCATGCGGCCAGAGGAAACCGAAGAACTGGCTATAGGATATCTAGGTGGCGGGATAATCCGAGATAACTACGGAAGAAAGCTGATATAGCTTCCGGATATATCCAGAACAATCAAAAGCCCCTAGACCTCACTGGATCTAGGGACTTTTTCATGCCCTGTGAGGAGGGGGTCTTCTAGAATGACCTCCTCCCCAACTCGTTGGAATGGAAGGAGATTCCTATGCAGGAACCTCTTCCGGGGCGTCTTCGGGGAGTGGCATCACCGGAAGATCGATATCCTTTCGGACCTCGTACATAACCTTGCTGTACCCGAACTGAGAGGCGTACTGAACCAGTCTCTCTGAGTGCGTCACAAACTCAACAGCGTTGCACCCATTGTTAATAGCCAGAGTCTCTATGGCTTCCTGGGCCAATGTCGCACCCTCTTCTTTCGGGGACCAAGCAATCCAGATAAAGAGGATCTTGTCCTTACCACTCTGGGAGATCTTGGCAATGAAGAAGGATTCACCTGGGGGGACACCCTCTTCACAGAAGATTGCCGATTCCCCCTTTGAGCATGAACTGTAGATATCTTCAGGTCTCCAGTCCGTCCATGGCATCTTGGATCGAATATCTTCAATGGCTGGACGGATATCGTCCCATACGTCCTGTATGGAGACATTGGTCAACATATCTGTATTCCCTTCGTCTGTGGGCCATAAGGCCCGTTATGTTTTATAAAAAACTCCCCTTGACAAAAAAGTCAAGTACCCCCTATCATGATGATGGGTTTTTACATCGAAGGCGCGGAGCGTCTCTCTAAGTATAGACCCTAATGGCGCTCCTTGGTTTGATCAGCCGGGTTGAGCGCCAAATCTTTGGGGGGAGAGATTGGCAGCACCGAACATATCGGGAATGTCAAACGAAGAGAAGCGGGATCTTCTGGACATCATGGATAGGATTGAGGAAATCCGACTCCACAAAGGTGCCAGAGATAGCTTCATCAACTTCGTAAAACTGGTCTGGCCTTCTTTTATAGAAGGCGCACACCACAAGATAATGGGTGAAGCCTTCGAAAAGGTCGTATCCGGCGAAATCAATCGCCTCATTATCAATATGGCTCCTCGCCACACGAAGTCAGAGTTCGCGTCCTTCTTATTACCAGCATGGTTCTTAGGGAACTACCCGGATAAGAAGGTGATTCAGACAGCCCATACAGCAGAACTGGCAGTGGGCTTTGGACGTAAGGTTAGAAATCTATTCGAATCCGATGAATTCAGGAAGGTATTCCCAGGAGTTTCCCTGAGATCGGATTCAAAAGCTGCGGGTCGGTGGAATACAAACCATGGGGGGGAGTATTTCGCGATTGGGGTTGGAGGTGCTGTAACGGGGAAGGGTGCGGACATCCTCATTATCGATGATCCGCACTCCGAACAGGAAGCACAATTGGGGGATGCGACCGTCTTCGACAGAGTATACGAATGGTATACCTCTGGTCCTCGTCAGCGCCTCCAACCGGGCGGAAAGATCATTCAAGTCGCCACTCGATGGTCTCAACGAGACCTGACCGGTCAACTGCTCAAAGCAGTGGCCGAAAGAGATGGCATGGATGAATGGGAAGTCATTGAGTTCCCGGCCATCCTTCCTTCAGGAAATCCAGTTTGGCCAGAGTTCTGGTCTCTCGAAGAACTCACCAAGGTTAAGAACGAATTACCAGCGGCTAAATGGTCCGCTCAGTACCAACAGGATCCAAGCGCAGATGAGTCAGCCATCATCAAAAGAGAATGGTGGCGTAAGTGGGAAGAAACAGAACCACCCCCCTGTGACTTCATTATCCAGTCATGGGATACGGCATTTCTGAAAACACAACGAGCAGATTACTCAGCCTGTACTACATGGGGGGTTTTCTATTCAGATCAGACCCATGATGGGCAACTCAGGCCAAGCCTCATATTGCTCAATGCTTTTCAGGAACGGTTGGAGTTTCCAGATCTAAAAAGAAGAGCCTTCGAGGAATACCATAAATGGCAACCCGATGCGTGCATCGTTGAAGCCAAGGCTGCGGGAACTCCCCTGATCTTTGAAATGAGAGAAATAGGTATCCCGGTCTCTGAATATGTTCCCTCTAAAGGTAACGATAAAGTAGCCAGAGTAAACGCAGTTGCAGATCTGTTCTCATCGGGTGTGATCTGGGCTCCGAATAAAAGGTTTTCCGAAGAAGTGATCGAACAGTTCGCTGGTTTTCCAGGGGCAGCAGCCCATGATGATCTAGTGGACTCATCCACACAGGCAATCATTCGCTTTAGGCAGGGTGGTTTTATCCCAATCCATAGCGATGAGGCTAGAGATTATGTTCCTAAAATGGCGTATTCGCCTTATTAGAGAAGCCAATGTCATTTGATTCTTCCTTAGATCCCAATAGACCCGATATCAACTCTGCTTCCAAGATGGAAGAAGCTGTTGAGATTGAGATCATTCCCGAAGAGAACGAGGAAGGAGTCCTCATCCAATTCGGAGAAGATCAAAAGGAAGAGATTCCTTTCGGTGCCAATCTGGCAGAACATTGCGATGAGGGATGCCTACAGGAAATATCCAGTGAATTGCAGGGTCTTTGTAAAGCTGACAAGAATTCCAGGAAAGACTGGGAAGACACCTATGTAAAAGGTCTCGGTCAACTAGGAATGAAGATCGAAGACAGAACTACTCCCTGGCCCGGAGCTTGTGGTGTATCCCATCCCGTATTGACCGAATCGGTTGTTCGTTTCCAAGCACAGACCATATCCGAGATCTTTCCGAATTCCGGTCCAGTCAAAGCAAAGATTGTTGGGAAATCTACCACTGAGAAGGAAAAGCAAGCCATACGTGTTCAGGAGTATATGAATTACCTGATCACCGAGGACATGCCTGAGTACCGATCAGAGACCGAGAAGATGCTCTTCAACCTAGCCCTAGCTGGGAGTGCCTTCAAGAAGGTCTATTGGCATGAAGCAATGGGCAGACCCTGCGCCATGTTTGTCCCCGCTGAAGATCTTATCGTTTCCTATGGGTCTCCTTCGCTCGAAATGGCAGAGCGTGTAACCCATGTCATGAAGAAGACCCCTAACGAGATTAGGAAACTTCAAGTGGCTGAGTTCTACCGAGATGTAGACCTCTCCGAGAGTGCAGACAACTATAGTGATATCCAGGAGAAGTACGATGAACTCACTGGGGATTCACCGTCTTATGATGCAGACAATCGCTATACGCTTTATGAGATCAGTGCAGATCTAGATATCACTGGTTTTGAAGACACCAAAGATGGAGAGCCTACTGGGATCGCTCTTCCGTATATCATCACGATAGATACTGGAAGTAGCCATGTTCTCTCTATTCGAAGGAACTGGTTAGAGGACGATCAGTTCAAGAACAAGAGGGACCATTTCGTTCATTACGAATATCTCCCAGGCATGGGGTTCTATGGCTTTGGATTGGTTCACCTGATAGGGGGTATCGCGAAATCAGCGACTTCACTACTCAGGCAGTTGGTCGATGCGGGAACCCTTGCAAACCTACCCGGTGGTCTCAAGGCACGTGGGCTCAGGATGAAAGGTGATGACTCACCGATTATGCCTGGAGAGTTTAGAGATGTGGATGTGCCCGGTGGTGCGATACGAGACAACATCACGTTCCTTCCTTACAAGGAACCGTCCAACGTATTGCATCAACTTCTTCAGAACATAGTCGAAGAAGGCAGGCGATTCGCCTCCATTACTGACATGAAGATATCTGACATGAACCAACAGGCTCCTGTCGGAACCACGCTCGCCATCATAGAGCGGTCCATGAAGGTAATGAATGCCATTCAAGCACGTATTCATTATGCGATGAAGAAAGAGTTCAGGATTCTTTCTACCATCGTAAAAGATTACATGCCAGAAGACTATGAGTGGGAAGTCGATGGAGTCGAGGATTCCCTAAAGGTATCTGATTTTGATGCCAAGGTGGATGTGATCCCGGTATCCGATCCCAACTCATCAACCATGGCCCAGAGAATCATGCAGTATCAGGCCGCATTGCAGTTGGCTTCTACTGCTCCACAGCTTTACAACTTGTCTGAACTCCACAGGCAGATGCTTGAAGTTCTAGGCATTCCGGATGCAGATGAAATCGTTCCTACGGATGATGATGTAAAGGCATTGGATCCTGTATCCGAAAACATGAACATCATGAAGACAGATCCAGTGATGGCATTCATCTGGCAGGATCATGAAGCTCATATCCAATGTCATGTAGATGCGGCACAAGATCCGAAGATGCTTGAGATTATCCAGAAGTCTCCGAAGGCCAAGCAGATAGAAGCCGCAATGGCCGCACATATCCTTGAACATCTTGGCTTCAAGTACCGGAGAGAGATCGAGAAGGAAATGGGCGTGGAGCTTCCGCCCCCGGATGTTCCGTTGCCTGAAGATGTAGAGGCTCGGTTGTCTGCTCTTGTGGCTGAGGCTGGGAGTCGATTGCTTGGACGGGACATTGCTGAAGAACGTCTCAAAGAGCAGATAGAACAGCAAGAGGATCCGATCTTGCAACAGCAGAAGCGTGAGTTGGACATCAAGGAAGCTGAGTCCGAGTCCAGGATCAAGACCGATGCGGCCAGGATTGCTGCCGATCTTGAAAAGGTCAGGATCAGAGATGAGACTGAGCGCAGGAAGATTGCTTCACAAGAATTTATTTCCGGAGTTCAAGCGGGTACCGAGTACAAGAAAGAAGAATCGGACTCTGCCCGTAAGGACAAGGAAAGGGCAGACAAAGAGCTTATAGATGGCTTGAAATTCGGGGCCAAGATGGTTGAGACTTCCCGCAAGGCTTCTGAGCAGTCAAAGAAGGAATAGCCAGTGGGAATGAGCATCTCCGCATTGTTTATATCCAAGGTCGAAGAGGAGATAAGCAATCGTTTAGAAGATCTTGGTTCAGGTTCAGCTAGTGATTTTCCGGATTACAAATACCGGGTTGGATATATGGAAGGTTTGACATTCTCCAAGACTGAGTTCTTGGACATTCTCAGTAAGATAGAAAGAGACGGGTGATCGTCCGTAAGGACGCAGGGGTAACGGTCACACCCCTTCAAGTGACTGTAATCAGTGGAAACACTGCAAGGGATGTTAATGAGCGCAACTGCTGAAAGTGAATCATCAGAGGAGATTGAGGAGTATCACACGATCTTGAAGAATGCTGGTGACAGGCTTCCCAAGCCACAAGGCTGGAAGCTTCTCATTGCTCTTCCAAAAGCAGATTCAAAGACTGAAGGTGGAATATACAAACCACAGGACGTACTCAATTATGAGGAAGTGGGTTCCATCGTTGGACTTGTTTTGAAGATGGGAGATTTGGCATTCAAGGATCAAAAGAAGTTTCCGTCTGGAAAATGGTGTCATCCCGGTGATTACATCATCATGAGATCCTATTCCGGAACCAGGATTCAAGTGGGCAGTCAGGAATTTCGATTGATCAATGATGATACCGTGGAAGCTATTGTTGATGATCCTAGAGGGGTCATGAAGATACTATGAGTGAAATACATGAGAATGAAGATTCTTCTGGAATTGAGGTAAATGTTGTAGAAGATGAGCATGTTTATGATTCTGATGAGCAAGTCTCATCTGCAAAACCCGGTTCGAACGAAGAAGAACTGCGAAACATTAGCAAGTCAGTTCAAAAGCGTATTAACAAGCTCAAGTATGATTTTCATGAAGAGAGGAGAAGGAAGGAGTCTGCTACCAAGATGCAAGAAGAGGCTGTTCGGTATGCAAAGAATGTTTCCGATGAAAACAGACAGCTTCGCGAATTGGTAAATAGAGGTGAGCAGGTTCTTATAGACGAGGTAAAGAGTAGGACTGAGACGGATTTGATGGCTGCTAAGAAAGCAGTCGAACAAGCCCATGAAGATGGGGATTCGTCCACCATCGCAGATGCTCAAGAGCTTCTTTCGAAAGCTTCTTATGATGCCAAGAAGGCACTTGAGTATTCTCCAGTTACACAATCACAGACATCTATTCCTGATCCATCTGTGACCGATAGTCCTGCTCAAATACCCGCAGAAAGACCTCCTGCCGATCCAAAGGCATTGGAGTGGTCAAATCGTAATGGTTGGTTTGGCAAGGATCGAGAGATGACTGCTTTTGCCTACGCAGTTCATGAGTCAATCGTAGGTGAAGAGAACATCGATCCCCGGTCAAGTCAATACTACGCAAGGATAGACAGCAAGATGCGGGAAAGGTTTCCCGAAAAGTTCGGAGAGGTTCCTTCGGTTCAGGAGGAATCGGAGGAAGTAGTACTTCGTCCAGATGGGGCTCTCCGAAAACCTTCGACGGTGGTGGCACCAGCGACTAGGAATAATGGTGCCAATCCGCGCAAAGTCCAATTGACGAAGACTCAGGTTGCTCTCGCAAAGCGGCTGGGTGTAACTCCTGAACAGTATGCCATACAGGTTTTGGCCTTGGAGCAAGCTAATGGTTGATGAAATCAACGAAGAGGAACAGGATCCTCGCGTAAAAAGGGATCATTCGACGAGAGAGTTGGATACCCGTGAAGAAACATGGAAGCCGCCGAGTGTTTTGCCGGTTCCAGATCCTCAAGATGGATGGATGTTCCGATGGGTCCGTGTCTCCATGCGTGGAGATTCTGACAATACGAACGTGTCCAAAAGATTTAGAGAGGGTTGGGTAGCGGTCAAGCTTGAAGATCATCCGGAATTGAAGCTCTTGTCTGATATCGATAATCGATTTGACGGGGCTGCTGTTGTGGGTGGTTTGATGCTTTGCAAGATTCCTGTTGAAAGACACAGGGCGAAAGCTAAGTACGTTTCGGGTGAAGCAAAAGAGCAGATGCTTGCGGTGGACAACAATTATATGCGAGAAGAAGATGCGAGGATGCCGATGCTCCCTACGGAGCGAAGTTCTCGCGTGACCTTTGGCGACGGCTCTTAGGAGAAATTCTCCTATTCGGGCCATAGCCTGAAGAAATTTGGAGAAAAGATATGGCTGCTTATGGAATGGTTCCTATGCAGATGGCAGGGTCATCTTACATGACCGGTGGCTTCGACCAGTTTGCTATCACGCTACTCACAGCGGTTGATATTTTCTACGGTGATCTGGTTAGGTTCGATGCTGCTACCGGTACTGTAATTAGGGGCGTAGCACCCGTTGCTGCGACACCGGCCTTGGGCGTTTTTGTTGGCTGTCGGTATGTCAATGAAAGTAATGAGCAAAAGTATGCACAGCACTATGTAGGTAGTAGTGTCGCGGGCAATAGGAAAGAAGCCTATGCGTATGTGGTTACGGATCCTGATGTTGTTTTCAAGATTCAGGGTCAGTACAGTACGGCTGCGGCATTTGCTCAGGCAGAAATTGGTCAAATTGTCAATCCGACAGTTGCTGCTGGTTCTACAACGACCGGACTTTCCGGAAATTATGTAGATCTAGATGATGCTGGTGCGGATTCAAAAGCTCTTCGTGTCATCGGTCTTGTTGAGAACGGTTCGAACGAGGCTCCTGCTGGAGGTACCAGCACCACTTACGATATTCTCGTCAAGTGGAATCCGGTTGTTACTGTTTATGGTAGCAATTCAACTGCTGCTTGAAGGGGAGTAATTGTAATGGCTATTTCAAGAGCGCAAATGCTCAAAGAGTTGCTCCCTGGTCTCAATGCGTTGTTTGGCTTGACCTACAAGTCCTACGATGATGAGAGCAAGGAGATCTACGAAACTGAATCCTCAGATCGAGCCTTTGAAGAAGAGGTTCTTTTGTCTGGATTCGGACAGGCTCCTGTGAAGCCGGAAGGTTCGGCAATCACATACGATACCGCCCAGGAAGCCTGGACGGCGCGATATACGCATGAGACGGTAGCGATGGGTTTCGCTATCACCGAAGAAGCAATCGAAGATAATCTCTACGATTCGCTTTCTGCCAGATACACTAAGGCTCTGGCACGTGCTATGTCGTACACGAAGCAAATCAAGTCAGCTTACCCGCTCAATCAGGGTTTGCCGACAGTTGATAACTTCGACAGTGGGGATGCGGTTTCTTTGTTCAACACATCGCATCCACGTATTGATGGAGGAGTTAATGCCAATACTCCTGCAACCCAGACCGATCTCAATGAGACCGCTCTGGAGCAGGCAGTGATTGACATTGCGGACTTCCGAGACCAGCGCGGTCTGAAGATCGCCGCTCGTCCCCGGAAGCTCATCATTGCTCCGGACAATACGTTCGTCGCGACACGCATCCTTGACTCGGAACTACGAGCAGGAACTGCGGATAACGATGTCAACGCACTGAGGACGAATGGGTCCATTCCTGAAGGGTGGCGCGTTAACCACTTCATCACGGATGTAGACGCATGGTATATCGTTACGGATGTTCCTAACGGTATGAAACACTTCACCCGTGCGCCGCTTACGACTTCGATGGATTCTGATTTTGATACTTCGAATAGTCGTTTCAAGGCGAGGGAGAGATTCTCCTTTGGGGTGAGCGATCCTTTGGGTATGTATGCTTCGGAAGGAATCTAGATCTTTACCGAAACAATCATATTGATTGGACACAATGAGGGGGAGAGGACAATGGGTTCTCTCCCCTTTTCATTTAACCAAACTCGTCAGACTTAATCAGACAGTACGCGGACTGGCGAGGTAGATGCGTACATCGAGGTGATACAAAATGGGACAAACAACCTTTAGTGGGCCGGTACGGTCTTTAGCTGGGTTTAACCCCAGTGGTTTCAATAGCGTTGTGAATGTAGCCAGTGGTGACAACACGCTAGCCCTGACGGCAGCGGATCACGGTGGGCGTCTTATTACAGTAGAAGATACTACTATGATATTCACGGTTCCTGAGATTGTCGCGACGGAGCCTTCTGACAAGACCAATCCTGACCAACTTTGCAATCTCGGACTAACATTCAGGTTCCTGTGGCTTGCCACGGGTGCGGCTGGTACTGAGATTAATTTGAGTGGTTCCGACGAGTTTATTGGGCCGATCACCATTGCGCTTGAAAGCGCACTTCAAACCCAATTTCTCGCGGAGGCTGCTGATAACTTCGCGAGCATTAATATGAATGCTACGACTACTGGTGGGATTATCGGTAGTTATGTGGAGATTACAGCAGTTGCATCCGCTCGGTGGATAGCGGCAAAGTCGCTTCTGATGGGCAGTGGTATTGCCGCTACTCCGTTCGCGATTGCGTAATCCACTAGGGGCACCTTCGGGTGCCCCTTTTCCTTATGGGTGCTTAATGGCTAATGAAAACTGGATCAAGGGTGCGATCAAGAAGCCTGGGGCTTTTAAAGCCAAGGCCAAGAAAGCTGGTATGAGTACCGGCGCGTATGCCAAGAAGGTGACTAAGCCTGGATCCAAGGCCACAACTTCCACTAAGCGTCAAGCCAACCTAGCTAAGACATTGGGTAGGATGAGGAAGAAGTAGATGAAGTCTACCGGCGTACAGAGTATGTTTTTTACTCTATATGATTTTGACCAATTTATTTCGGTTATCAAATGATCAGAAACCCTATACAGTCAAAAGCATATAGTGCCCCATCGTCTGGGACGGATACGAATATTATAAATAGCGGAGTGAATACCGCATTGCTTGGTGTCCGTATTTCTCCGTCAAGTGCGGGTGCTTATGATGCTGCCAGGGTTGTATCGTTCAAGGATAATTCCAGTGGGAATACATTGTTTGAGGCTTTCATTCTCGATGCGGCAGACAATACTGGTTTTCCAGATACCGCAATATATCTAAAGATTCCTGGCCGCGGAATAAGGTTCCCAGGAGGATTGAAATTCGACTTACTTCCAACCAGCGGTGATTATTGGGTAGACGAAATTACGGTATTTTATAGATGAGCGATATCAAGTGTTACAACAACTATGCTCTTACAACTACAGATTCGTTGCTATTGCCGGGAAGAGTTCTTCTATTGGGGATGTCGTTAACACTGGGCAATGAGACACTTGGTTCCAAAGGAGAAGTTATTTTCAGGGACGGTAGTGCCACCGGCACCGACCTGTTAAATGTTAAATATGATTACTCAAGCTGGTGTCCATATGACTCTGCGTTCATGTTGCCAGATGGAGGTATTCTTTTCCCGAATGGTGTGTTTCCTGTTTTTGGAAATACTGGTTCTGGGAAAACGATAAATGTAAGGGCAGTTACATTGCTGTACCAGGGTGGATAGTGGCTACCGTTCAATCTAAATTGTTTTACAACATAACCGAAGCATCCGCTGATGCAGATAGGCGTATAGTGGGTCGTTCGAATTTTCTTGGAATTGAGTTGATGCCAAAATATGCGCCAGGGGTGTCCGGGGTTTTAGCAATAGGCACCATACAATTGAAGGATAGTACCGATGATAATGGAACTGTCCTTTTTGAAATACCTACAGTTGCTTGCAATAAGTATATAGCGACTACTAATATTTCATTTGAAGAAGATTCTGGGTACATAGAATTCAGCAATGGTATGTACATAGATTCAACAGCAGAGACTGGCGGGATACTAATAGATCCCATGTCAGCATTCTCCATAATACTGTATTACGGAGGTCTGTCCTGATGTTGAAACTGTCTTGCGTTTATTGGGAAAATCCAGGTTCTGGAAGTTCATACTCGTCACAGGCTGTGAATGGAAGGTGCAGATTACACTCAATTGTAAGTGCGGGTGATTCGTCGAATCACACATCTATCATAGCGACATCTTCACCTATCATAGTTTTATATGACGGCAGTTCGATTTCGGGCGATTCCAAAATTAAATTTTGCGACACATTGAACTCGAATAGCAATCAGCCATATGGAGGTAATGTCGTTCTAGATATACCGGGTGGTTCCATCCTGTTTACAGAAGGTATATTCATAGATTCGTATGACGGGAATAAGGGTGTAAGCCTCATAATATCAGGTGGTTTAAGTGCGTGAAGTGACAACAGTTACAAATATTATGTCTGGAGACCTGTCGATACCTGGGAGGTGCAGGTTGCTCGGTATACAATTGGCCTGCATAGACGATGGTGGTCATGTGTGTGCAATAAATACTGACGATCTTGGTAAATGTACGATAGATCTTACGAATGGGTTAGTAGCTGGTGGGGAATCTCTATTCAAGTTTACCATACCGCTAGGAAGAAATTCTTCATTTGGTATCGGAGTAATGCCAATACCATTTATGTTTGGGTCACACTCGATACTTTTCGATGAAGGTATATTTATAAATAAATTGACAGGAACATTAGTAAACGATGAAATCGTTCCAGAAACATGCCAACTTCTAGTGTTCTACGAGGGCGCATGATGGAGGCCATCAGTCAAAACACTTTCTGGTCAGCGGTGACGTTAATCGCGACCGTATTGGGTGGTGCTTTCATATTCATCTCTTCTCATACATCTCAGCCCAAGCACGCAGAGGCTGCACATGTATCACAAGTGTCTGCCTTGGAGGTTAAAACTGAGCGTGTCGCAACGAATGTTGCGAATAACGCCAGGACTCTTGATGAAGTTAAAGTGGACATTAAAGAGCTTAGGCTTGAGCAGAGGGCAGCTTCTGTGGAAATCCTAGAAGCCATCAGGAATGGTGGAAACAGATAGCGTGAATGTATACAGAACTCATTTCGGAACTCGGATTCCCGATAGTTGCTGCAATTGCTGTAGCGGGAGCGTTCTGGTTTGTTCTGAGATTCTTGATGAATCAACTCAGTCGGGAGTTGAGAGAATCCCGCGCTGAATTTCAATCATCCCAAACAGAACAGTTATCCATACTGGTCAAGCTCATAGACCGGATAAGAGCGTTGGATGATTCCATTGCTCGTACAGAGACCATTGTTCGGATGATTCATGGACTAGAGCAAAACTGGGGTCGAGTTGGAAAATCCCAGGATGATATTGATAAGCGGAAATAATGAATGGCTATAAGCGGAACAAACTTATTTAGTCCTGATATTGCAGAGCTTACGGAAGAGGCTTTTGAGCGTGCAGGCCTGAAGTTATCCAATGGTTATGATTTAAGGACTGCTCGTCGCAGTATCGATTTCATGCTTCTCGAATGGCAGAACCGTGGGATTAATTTGTGGACTGTCGATGAAGTTGTCAGTGCGACATTGGTGAAGGGCACTGCATCCTATACGTTGGAAGACAACACGATTGCTGTAATTGAAATACTTCTAAGAGAGAACGACGGCAGTGTAAGCACCCAGACAGATTTCGATATGGGTAGGATCTCAAGAGATGTCTACTCTGGAATTCCCAATAAGCTTGTGGAAGGAAGGCCGATACAGGTATACATCGACAGGCAGGTTGAGTCAGTTGTGGCGACGGTATGGCCTGTTCCTGACGAAAGCTCCAAGTACAAGCTTGTCTACTACCGAATGCGGGCTATGTACGATGCTGGAGCGGGAGGGGCGTACAACCCAGATGTACCGAATAGATTTTGGCCAGCATTGGTTTCCGGCCTTGCGTACAGCATTGCGCTGAAGAGACCAGAGGCTGCTTCTAGGATTCAAGTTCTAAAGCAGGATTACGAGTTTCAATTCAAGATGGCTGCTGATGAGGATAGGGAGAAGGCTGCTATCAGGTTCTATCCCGGTGGTTATAATGTTCGGTAATTCGGGGAGATTCGGTGGACTTCCCTTCAGATAGTCATGCCTTTGGGTTTTGTGATCGATGTTATTTTAGATACCAACTTGAGAGTCTGAGGGAAGAGGTAGTTAACGGTAGGCGGACAGGTCTTAGGGTTTGCAGGGTTTGTTTCGATCAGGAGACACTTCAGAATGTTAAGAAGGTTATTTCCTTTGATCACAACTCAGCACTTGTGGGTGCAGTGCCAGACCAAGCTCTTGAAAGCAGCAGAGAGTTAGAGACTGACATTGTGGCGTTTTCTGCTGGAGATGTTAATCGGATAAGTTCAGAGTCTAGCGGTTCTGGTCATTATTCAGATCTATTCAAAACACTGAGATTTTCATTTATTGGTCCTGAGATCTATACGAAGACACTCGTATATACCAGTACCAAAGAAATTAACGAAGTGTGCGATTCAGTTATTCCAGGATCAGAATTTCCATTGGAGTTTACTTCTGCGAAATTAAGTGTCGGTGCTTTCGGATTTGGAAATACATATACGAATATTGGATCGTCATCGAATAATGTCCATTCAGTTTTGGTTGATTATGATGTTTCTTCAGTTACGTGGAATTCTTTTGGGTACGGTGGAGATCCAGGGGTGGATTACGATGCCTCTCCGATATCGAGCGGGACAGTAGGTAGTTATTACATAGAGTGGGATTTGACAGATCTGGTGGACTCTTGGGTCAATGAGGGCGCTAGCAATAAGGGGTTGTTTTTCCCGGATATGGGGACTTCTGTTTTAGGGACTTCTACAGCAACTGCCAATGTCAGATGGAATATCGTTGCGAGAAGGGTTATCCGATAATTATGGGTCAGCCGGTCAAGAGGCCATTTGGGTTTTGCAATAGGTGTGGCTTTAGATATCCGTTGACGCAATTGCGACATTCGTTTGTTGATCTGAAGGAGGTTGGGTTTCGGTATTGCCCTACTTGTTGGGATCCTGATCAACCGCAGAATCAACTGGGTAGGTGGCCGATTCAAGATAATCAGTCATTGAAGAATGCAAGACCTGATATGTCTTTAGAGGAGAGTAGGTTCGGTGATTCCATTAGATGGGATTTTCTGGAGAGTGCAGATTACTGGATAGGAGAAGAGTTTGGTACAGGTTCTAATCCGGTGGTTACATGGAAATCATCTTCGGAGACAATCACGTTCGAGACGAATGGTACAAACCCATCATTAGTCAGGAGCATAAGTAGCGAGGTTGTCAGTGTTGACACATCTGTATATAAGAATATTAGATCTCGCATGAAGATGAATACAAAGCCAACACCGTCAGAATCTTTGTTCGTTGATATGACATTGTTCTGGAACAGATCGACAGATATACAGGGAACATTTAGTACTGATAGGTCTTTGGCAGTTCGTCCTCCTCATTGGTTGAGCATGGGTGCTGAATGGCACACAGTTACATGGGCATTGAGGGATCATGTTGAGTGGTCAGGGATTGTTAGTGAAATGCGTTTCGAGTTTTTCAATTTCAGTTCGTTCTCTGAGTTTACCGATGCAGAGATTGAATTGGATTTCATAAGAGCAGAATCTTTTTAGGAGTATATTATGCCGAAGGTAGGTAAAAAACATTATCCCTATACGAAAAAGGGAATCCAGGATGCGAAGGTAGATGCCAGCAAGTCCGGTGAGTCTCTTGTTGGATATAAGCATGGGGGTCCGGTTCAGCCCAGTGGATTGCCAGCCCGCGTTCAGAAGCGTGTCAGAGGGGGCGGTGCGGCAACCAAGGGTTTGGGTTTCTGGGCTCCAGAGGATGAGAGTTAGGGATAGCTGTGGCTTTCACATTGGCAACACTGAAAGAAGCCGTTAACGAATATACCCAGAACACATACTGGGGAACTAGCACCACTGACCAGATGGATACTTTCATCAGGCTGGCGGAAGAGCGGATCAATTATGCCGTTCAGATCCAGAACTTCAATACCAGAGAAAAGACTGGGACAATTTTCTCTGTCAGGAAGACCTCTTCTTTGACTGGTCCGTTTGCGATCACCTCTGGCACCAAGACTCTTACAGTAACTGACGTTGCTCACGGTGCAGAAGCAGGTGATCCAATCAGACTCTCTGGGTTTACGGATCTTTTGGATACTGCTGCGGATACTGTACTTTCGTCAAATTACATCAACGGTGATCACAAAATAGTGTCCATTGCGGATGCGGACAGTTATACCGTTACAGTGTCTTCTGCTTCTACAGGTGATGTCGGATCATCGAGTGCGGACAAGGGTGGCACAGGGGATGTTGAGTATTCTTTTAATTCAACCATTACTCCGGCTGCGTCTGATTCTGGGTTTAGCTTTCTGGGTATCGCTCCAGAGATAACACCGGTCGATAGTTCTGAAATGCCTTTGGATGTTTTATGGATAGCTATGGCTCCATATACCTATGACACTCCAACTGTCACGTATACGGCAACTAATAAGTATGTGTTTCTTCTTGAGAAGGAGTACAACTTCCTTCTTGAGTATATGGAAGATGACACCACTACAGGTATTCCAAAGTACTACTCGTTCTACAATGTGACTGGTCCGAATAATTACGATCCTTCAGTTGCGACTACGCCTTCGAATGCTCCGGTTGTAGAATTTAGACCAAAGACGGCTGCGGATTCTAGTAATTCGAGGTTCGACTACAGGCTATTGTACTACTTCAATCCACCGTCACTGGTCTCTAATACCAGTGGTACGTGGTTAAGTGTGCATGGAGATGTGGCTCTTTTGTACGGGACTCTCTTCGAGGCTTATACATACTTGAAGGGTGATCATGATTTGCTTCAACTATACGAATCAAGATTCAGGGAAGCGATTCAAGGATTGGTGGTTACAGAGGGTGGTGTCTATAGGAATGAAACGTATAGAACTCCTCTACCCAGGGTCGCTGTTCAGTGACATTTATGAAACGGATTAGGATTTAACTATGGCTTCAACTTATACCAACAACCTTGCAGTGGAGTTGATTACCACTGGGGAACAGGCCGGTGCGTGGGGCACAACTACGAATGACAATTGGAAGCGGATAGAAGAATCTGTCAGTGCTTATGCGTCTATTCCGATTATAGACGAGACGGTCACGTATAACTGGACACTTGCTGACGATGTGTCTGCCTATACTGCTGCGACTACATCGACTCCCGGTTCATCAGGGAGGGCTGCATTTGTTGAGTTCACGACGGATAGTGGGACCGTGTCTACTGATCTAACGGTTACTGTACTAGGAGAGACTGCTGGGGTTTATCCGAATCGTGTGTTCTTTGTAAGGAATAGTCTATATGGAACTGCAACACTTACTCTGACTGTAGGTGGTGATGCGTCTTCCAAAGATGTTGAGATTCAGAATGGTGCTACAGCCATTGTCTATGTGAAGAAGGGTGCGACTTCTGTTGATAACATCATCAACAATGTGTTTGCCAATCTTCAGGTAGATAACTTGAACATGGTTACTGGTTCGTCAGAAATTGTTGTAAAGGATGCCGATGCAACAGCCCTTGCTATCAAGTCTTCTGGTGAGACTTTTGTTACTTTCGATTCTACCACTCCAGAGACCGATTTCGGATCAGTGGATGTTGATATAAATGGTGGCGCTATTGACGGAACCATCATCGGCGGTGCAGTCAAGGCTGCCGGTTCATTCACAACGGCTGTTACCACATCAACGATTACCGCTGGTGGGAACATCATCCTTGAGAATGGTGAAACGATAAGTAATGCATCCAATGATATAGTGGCGATTAATGCCGATACATTTGTGGTTGGTGCAGGTGATGCCGCTGCGATAATAACAAGTAGTGGAGATTTTGATCTTACTCTCCAGACTGGTAATTCCAGCACTGGAACGATTGCCATCACGGATGGTGCAGATCAGGATATAACAATTACGCCCAATGGAACAGGTGATGTTTTACTTGTTGCCGATAAAGTAACAGTTGGAGATTCAGGGGCTGCTGCGACCATAGCCAGTAACGGTGCCGGTGATCTTTGGTTGCGTACCGGTAGTGGTACGACAGGTGCTATCACCTTAGAGGATGGTACTAATGGTAATATAATATTAACCCCGCATGGTACAGGCGAGGTTGACATTACAAAGGTAGATATTGACGGTGGGACGATAGACGGAACAGTTATCGGTTCCAGTGTTGCTGCGGCTGCGACATTCAGCACAGCCACTATCACTACAGCCACTATTAACACAGCTATCGTTCCTGATTCATCAGGTAGTGCGGATCTTGGAAGTACAACTGCTGAGTGGGGTGATATCTATATAGCGGCAGATAAAACCATTTACCTTGGTGATGATCAGAGATATCTAATACAGAATAGTGGACACGATATTGTGTTCTCTAGAGATACAACAGCTACCGACTTCAGCATGGTAATGAAGGCGAATAAGGGGACAGCGGTTAAAGAACAGTGGCAACTACTGATAAATGATGCCACTGGATTGCTTAGTTTTAGGAACGATCCCGTAACACCGGGTACATTCGTAGATCACCTCACAATTGCACCCAACGCAACTCCTCTCGAATCTCTAATAACAACAGCGGGTAGCTTGACGGTGGGTAAAGGGGCTCTTGTCCATGGAAAACTAACTGCATCTTCAGGTATAGACATAGATGGTCCCTGGAGTGCGGCAGGTGTTGTCTGCGGAGATCTCGGAACCGTATCAACGGTTGTTATCAATGCTGGGACGATCACTGGAATTACAGATCTTGCGGTTGCCGATGGAGGGACGGGGCGAAGCACTCTCGGTGACACGATGGTTCTACTTGGCAATGGTACGGGTGGTATTGATCAAGTGGATTTGGGGAATCGTCAAGTTCTAATTGGTCAATCTGCTGCGGGCACAAATCCAGCGGCTTATTCTCTTAGTGGTGATGCCACTATGACCAATGCGGGTGTGGTTACAGTTGTTGCTGCACCCGCTGATGCTTTGACCGGGACAGAATTGAAGTCCACTGTAGTGACCAGCAGCCTTACTGCCGTAGGCACAATCGTCACAGGGGTGTGGACTGGCACTGCTGTTGCTGACGCTTATGTTGCGAATGATCTGACCATTTCTGGAGGCACAGTAAATAGTAGTATCATAGGTGGTAGCACTCCTGCGGCAGGTACTTTTACAACTTTAAATGCCAATACTTCGATCACAAGTCCTGCTGCCACTATCACTACAGCCACTATCGACACAGCCACTATCAACACAGCTATACTTGCAGATGCTGACGGTGGAGCAACTCTTGGAGAGGCATTGAATGGTTGGGGTCATGTATATATAGATGATGGGTCTAGGGTATATCTAGGTGTTAATGACTCAGGTAGTGAAATTTCTGTTCAAGGTAGTACGGGATCAGGTGATCTTGGGTTTATAAGATTTAATAGACATAGGTCTTCTGCTCCGTTTAACCTGATACTTACAGCAGATGCCAATGGAATAGAGGCCGGAGATAATTGGAGAATACAGACAGAGGACAGTGCTACTGGTAGTCGCCTACGTTTCCAGAATGATACAAGTGTAAGTGATACCTATATTACTTTTCTGACTATTACACCCAATGCCACTGTTGCTAATTCAACTGTAGCAGTAGCAGGCAATCTAACAGTAGCTACTGATATTACTGTGACAGGCGATATCCTTCCTAATGCAGCCGGTGCTTCTGATATTGGCGCTGTTGGAACAGAATGGGGTGATATCTATCTTGCAAACAACAAGCATGTCTATCTAGACGGAGGTGGGGCAGATCCTTCCGTAGATTATAAGCTTGGAACTGCTAGTGGTTTGTTTGAGCTAACAAGAACTGGAACGGTTGGAAATCAATGTCATTTCGTCCTGAGAGCGGACAATGGTGCCGATGCTGGTGATTCCTGGAAAATTCTAATCCAGGATAGTTCCGTTGGTCAGATGGAATTTCAAACCGATCTGGCTTCTAAGGGTTCCTTTGTAAAGTTTTTCGCAATAAATGCCCATGCAACTCCTGCCAGTTCTACTGTTGAAGTGGTAGGCAATCTGACTACTGGCGGAACGATCAATTCTACTGGAGCGATCACTGGCGATCTTACCGGTAACGCCGACACGGCGACTGCCTTGGAGACTGGCAGAACGATTGCGATGACTGGGGATGTTGCATGGACATCTCCTACGTTTGATGGAAGTGGGAATGTAACTGCGGCTTCCACAATCAATGCAGCGTCTGTAGAAAAGGGAATGATAGACACAACCAATTCCCTCGATAATTTGTATCTAAAGGGAAATGGGTCCGGTGGTCTTATATGGGCGGAAGCAGCTTCTTCCGGTGATGTGACTACTACTGGAGGCACTATCAATCAGATCTGTTATTTCGAAGGTACAGATTCTATCATAGGTGACACTGGGCTAACGTATGTTCCTTCCACAGACACCCTTACTACTGGCTCTTTGGTTGTTGGTGACAATCTCATCGTTAACGCAGGAATGCAGATGTACGGTGATACCGCTTCGGAGGTAACTCTTTACGTGAGAGGTGCTTCTGGGCAGAGTGCAAATATCGTCCATGTTGTAAATTCTGCTGGGGATCCGTTCTTTGAGGTGGAGTCGGATGGAACCGCCCAAAGCAGGAGATTGGTAGTACAGGGTACGACCGATAGTGTTACTTCTTATGTAAAGGGATTCCTTGACCAGACTGAAGATGTTGTCCAGTGGAAAATAGATACTACAGCAGGTGGTACTCAGACCAAGCTTTGGATGGATAGCACCGGGAAGATAGTGATCGAGGATGTCGATATAAATTCCGGGGTAATAGATGGTACAGCTATCGGATCAAGCTCCACCTCTACAGGTGCATTTACAAACGTAACTGTCTCTGGGGATATCCTCTCAACATCAGCCGGTGCTTCAGATCTAGGGAGTACAACTGCTGAGTGGGGTGATATCTATATAGCGGATAACAAAGAAATCATATTTGGAAACGATCACGATTTCACTATCGGGCATAATACGGGTCAGGGTGATGCGCTGCACATATACAGAGACACACTGTCTCCCGGTGTCAATATGGATATATTCTTTGGTGTTGACAGCACTGCCCCCGAGAACGGTGATACTTGGCTGTTTAAGTTCTTAAATACGGGAGGTGGTTCAGCGGGGTTCCAGATATATAACAATATCTCAAGCACTGATACGAGTGATCCGGAAGAAGGACAACTGAAGTATTTCGATATTATACCGGCTACTGCAACGATAGATTCCACGGTTACTGTATACGGTAAACTTGTAACCGGCAGTACGATCAATGCTGGTGGCCAGATCACTGGCAATCTAACCGGGGAAGTGACTGGTAACGCCTCCACTGCGACCGAGTTGGAAACTTCTAGAACGATTGGTGGTGTGTCGTTTGATGGCACATCAAACATTGTTCCGGATACGATTACAGTAGCAGCGAGTGGTGTGGATACCGTTGCAAGTATTGCCATGTTCAATAGTGCTACGGGTGATCAACAGCCGAAAACAGATACTGGAATTGTATACAACACAAGCACGAACGCTTTGACCGCTACAACATTTATAGGGGCTCTTACGGGCACCGCATCTATTGCCACTAATGCAACTACCGCCTCAGTAGCAACCCAAAGTACTGTAACCTTAAGTAGTGGTGACTCAAATGCGTATATTGGATTGTGGACAAATACTACAGGAGATCAGGGCGCTAAGACAGATGGTGGCTTCTTCTACAACCAAAGTACAAATTCTCTTAAAATTGGATCAGGTGGTTCTTTTATAGGAGATTTGACAGGCAATGCCGATACTGCGACCACCGCAACGACTGTCGCAGGTATCACTGTTGCTAATGGTTTAATCGATACGTCTGCGTATTTGGTTATTGCAGATGGGAACGGTAGCGGGAAGTCTCTGTATGTAAATAATCCAGGTGATTCGACAGATGTAAAGGTGAATACTAATACGGGGGCTCTTACTGCCTATTCATTTACAGGTCGAGTTATTTCCACCTCTGCGACTATAACTGGTGGGACTATTAATTCTAGTTCTATTGGACTGGTCACTCCTTCACCTGGAGTTTTTACGTCACTGCTCGCAGAAACCTCTCTACAGGTAGATGGTGACATATTAGGAACAGGGAATGTAACGGGAAGCAGGACATGGCAAGGTGTTGTTATCGGAACTACCTATGGAGGGACTGGCAGATCAGATGGCCTTTCGGTGGGAATTGTTGGTCTTACTGCCACAGCTTCTGATTTGAATGTTCTGAATGGAATTACTTCCAGTACAGCAGAACTGAATATTCTAACTGGTGTTACCGCTACTACGACGGAATTGAACCTGCTAGACAATGCGAAGCCTGTGTCTACTAGTGTGTTTTTCCCAGGTTCTGATGGTACTCCTACTGGAGTCAATAATACGGCAGTGGGGGTTGACGCATTAAATAGTCTGGCTGCTGGTGATAATAATACAGCTTTCGGAACCTATGCTGGTATGGATATGACGGGCGGTTCTTATAATTTATGCATGGGTTCGTCGGCGGGTCAAGGTATATTTTTAGGCAGTTACAACGTATGTGTTGGTCACAGTTCTGGTATTGGGTTGGTCACTCACAATGGTAACACTTGCATTGGTGCGTGGGCTGGTAAGGCTTTTGTTCCGAATACACTCAACTCCTATAACACGGCTGTCGGAATCTATGCCTCTGGGGGAAGTAGTTCGCAAGTCGGTAAAGAGTCTACTTTTATTGGAGCCCAAGCAGGGTCTCTCGGACTAGACAATTCGAATGTTGTTTGCCTGGGATATGCGGCTCAGTCGAGTGCTACTGATGTTTCAAACGAAATTACCCTAGGCAATAGCAGTATTACTACTTTAAGATGTGAGGTTGAACTGACTACGTTCACATCGGATGAGCGAGACAAGAAGGATATTAGCTCTCTTGATGTTGGGCTGGATTTTGTAAATTCGTTGAATCCAGTGAAATTCAAGTATGATCAACGATCCAGGTATGCTCCATTAGATGAAAACGGGATAATAGAAGGTGAGATTCCTGTTCTTCCCCAAGATGGTAGTCTGAAGGATGCTGATTATACAGCAGGGTTTATTGCCCAAGAGGTAGCTAGTCTTGAAGATTCTATTGGTGGCGAATGGTTGAATATAGCGCATCGTGGAAATGGAGATTTTTTATCCATAACTTCTGCAAGGTTCATTCCACCATTGGTCAAGGCAGTTCAGGAGTTGTCTTCCCAGGTCACTGCGCTTGAGGCCAGACTGGCTGCTCTGGAGTCTTAATGATTAAGAAGTACGTCTTCAAGCCAGGAATCAATAGAGAGGGGACAAGCTATTCGGCTGAAGGTGGGTGGTATGATGGAAATAAGGTTCGCTTTAGAAAGGGCAGGCCGGAAAGAATCGGGGGATGGAAGAACCTTTCGACCAGTGGCGGGTCCGCTGTAACCTATTTGGGTGTATGCCGGAATATGCTCAATTGGTCATCGTTCAATATTGATGATTATATGGGTATGGGCACAAGCTTGAAGATGTATGTAGAGCTTGGTGGAACCTATTATGACATTACTCCTCAGAGGTATAGTGCCGAGGTCCGCATACAGTCTGATATCAATACTGGCTCTTCAACTGCCGTCAATGTTCCGACTGGGACCATTACAAATGGAAGCTATCTCAAGCTCATTAATGAGTACGTCAAGGTTACTGGCATAGTATCTGGTACTCCAGATGATACATTGACGATTTCTAGAGATGTGATAGGTGCGGGTGTAAGCCCGAATGTATATGACAAATACATACCAGCATTTGAAATTGATAAGGCTATAGATGATCCGATTGGAGTATTGAACGGTTCTTCATGTGTTGTTATTAGGCAGACCGATCACGGTGCCACAGTTGGCGACTACATGACGTTCTTGACGATACAGGAAGATTCTGCCGGGGCTGGAATTACCAGAACCACTCTTCTGAGTGGTTATGATACTGATGTGTCTACTCAAGGGTTTGAGGTTGAGAGGGTATTGAATAAAGACACTTTCGAGATAACGGTGACTGGGTCTGTTGGTATATCAACAGCTACCACGTTGTCTTCCGAGATAGATAGTGAAGCAGTTTCTATTACCCTTGCGAGTGTAACTGGCATATCCAATGGTAATTATATAAAGATAGATAATGAATATATCAAGGTTGATGGGTTGTCTGGTTCTACATTTGCAACGTGTAGTCGAGGGCAACTTGGTTCGGATCATAGTAACCACTCGGCAGGAGTCTTAACCAGGAAGCTTCTTTTATATGGAGGAGATGTTTACATTCAATATGATGTGACATCTGAGATTGGCAGTGCTGCGTCTGGTTCTGGGTTTGGGTCTGGTACTTGGAATGGTAGACCCGTGGCAGCGGGATGGACTCCCGGGAATGAGTTTATTTCCAGTCTTCTTTCGGCGGATATGACCGATTCTGCAACTATTATGGAGTTGAGCAGTTCCGATCTATTTGGATCTACTGGAACTGCAATGGTAGAAGGTGAGTTGATGACCTATGCGGCTAATAATACTGGGACGGATAAGTTAAGTACGATTGTCCGTGGAGTTCAGAGTACCAATGCTGTTGCTCATAGTGAGGCTGCAACTGTCTATAACATTAATAGTCTTTGGACTGCTTGGGGAGAGGCTGCACAGACTGAAGATACGATGGCCATACGAATATGGTCTTTGGATAATTTTAGAGAAGATCTAGTTATGGCCCCGAGAGATGGAACTCCGTATTTCTGGGACAAGACATTCAGGACAAGTGGATCTGTTCCAAACTCAATTGGAGAAGGTGGAAATACTGTAAATAGTGGGGCTATGAATGGTCAGGCAGTTCCATTGTCTTCACTCGGTACGCCTTCGGATATAGGTCATGGTGCTGTTCCTACTCAGGTCAGGCAGCTTATGATCTATCCGTATGTTGAGACCGTTGTTGCGTTTGGTTGTTCGGAGCTTTTCGAAAGGGACAGTTTCGATAATCCAACGGATACGATTGGCGGATCCTTCAATCCCATGCTTGTCCGATGGTCTAATAAATCCAGACCAGGATCTTGGTTCCCGCAACTGAGTAATACAGCGGGTGGTGCAATACTTAATACGGGTTCTTATATTATTGGTGCGGCTAGATCTAAAAGAGAGGTAATGGTTTGGACAGACGAGGCAACGTACTTGATGAAGTGGGTTGCGACTGAGAGCAGTGGATTTTTTACGTTTACAGAAATTGCTACTGGAGTGTCTATCGTAGGTCCGAATGCTTATGGAGTTATCGGCGATAGAATCTTTTGGATGGGTGATAGGAATTTCTTCGTTTACGATGGTTCGGTAAAAGTTTTAAGATCTACTGTGGCTGATTTTGTCTATACGAATATTTCATTCCTTCAGAGACAGAAGGTTTTCTGTGCGAGGAATTCAGAGTTCAGCGAGGTGATCTGGTTTTATCCTTCAGATAGTGATACGGATAACAATCGTTACGTTGCTTATAACTATGAGGATGACAACTGGTCGATTGGAACATTACCAAGAACAGCTTGGAGTGATTCCGGGATAAGACAGCAGCCGATTGCTTCATATATTATTCCTGATACCGATGGAAAGGTGTCAAAGAATTATATTCAAGAGTTTGGTTCTACTGGTGATGGAGAAGCAGTCAATGCTTACATAGAAACTGCCATGTTCGATATAGATGATGGAAACAATATTTCTTATGTTTCCAGGATCATTCCAGATGTTCATTGGGTAACAGGAGGAAGTACTACGTCGCCTATGAATATCAGCATATTTTCTCAACCATACCCACAAGGTGCAAAAGAGGATCCAGCACAATCAGTGAGTGTGACCGGTGTAGATGACTATGCTTCTGTGCGCGTTAGGGGCAGGCAGTTGACACTGAGATTCGAGACTAATACGAATGATGCGTTTTGGCGTTTAGGAGATGTGTCTATGGATATCAGGCCAGATGGTAGGAGATAAGTATGTCTGAGGATTCTGGATATTCAGGTAGTCAATTTGAGCCTGGGGTTTCAAAGGTTTCATTTTCCGAATTTGATGATTCAGTGCAGACAATCGAAAGCAGGATTGCTTCTGTTCAGAATGTTAATTCCATGAGTATGGTTTCTGGTGTTTCTAGAATAATTCTTTCCATTCCATCGATTGGGGTAACCACATATTAGATGCCTTCTTCGTTTAAGGTTCTAGGTCAGAGCCAGCTTTCCACTTCTGCTTATGGGACTCTTCTTTATACAGTTCCCTCAATTCCTGATCTTGGTCTTGGTGCTTCTCCTGGATTCCAATCGGTTATAGGTTCGATTGTTATATGCAATCAGAGCGGTGGGGCTTTGTCTTATTATCTAAGGGTTGTTCCTGATGGGGAAACGGCTGGTGTGGAGCATGTGATTTTTAACTCTGTATCTCTTGATTCTAATGGTACTTCGGTTATTTCCTTGGGTTTAACTATGGAAACTGGGGATGTTTTAGAGGGATATGCAAGTGGGACTGTAATGTCTGTTTCTGTTTTTGGCGTTGAGACGTTCTAGGAAAATATTATGAGAAAGCGATTCGGTAATTATCAGATGGGTGGTCCGGTTCAGCCTCAAGGTCGAGAGGTTCAGCCCGAATTGAGGCAACCTGTCCCAATGCCGCCGAGTAGTCCGGCCCGGACTCCGGCTCCGCAGAACAAAATGCCTGCCATTATGGGGAGACCTCTTCCTAATCCCAGGATGAAGCAGGGCACTCTTGGTCAGATTTCCCCTCCGCGTGAGAAGCTGTCTCCCCAGGGATATGCGAATGAGATGGCTTCTCGGAAGCGAATGAAGAAGATGGGTAGTGGTCAGGGCGGTCTAGGAAGCCTGTTCGGTCGGGGTGGCGGGAAAGGGCCTGGACAGATGGCTGGGCCTCCCCAGGGTCAGCCTCAAGGGTCACAAGAGGGTTCCGGGGAGCAGTGGTTGGGTCAGATTTGGAATAGCCTTGGATCCGGTCCTCCCCAACCGAATGCTCCAGGATATCAATCAGGGGGTGCGGTTACTGGTTTGGGTGCGACTGCTATGAATCTGTATAACCAGACCATGGCAGATCTTGAGAGTGGTGGAATTGGATATGCCAGAGGAGGTCTCATCGGACAGAATGCCAGTCCGGTTCCGGAGACTCAGGGAGTACAGCAGGCTAACTACAATAATCAAATCGGATCTGGACAGGGGAATATGGTTTCTTCAGCCCCTCAAAGCACGTGGGAAAAGCCTGTTCCCCAGATAGGTCCAGATAATCAGTCTCAATTCTATGCCCATGGTGGTGCGGTTTCTGGAACTCCAGAAGATCTAGCCAGTTATGGAAGGAATGGGGATTCGATGCTTATGCATGTAAACCCAGCAGAGGTCGCGGGGCTTGAGTCGATCATGCCGCTGACTAGGAATCCAGATACTGGCTTTCCTGAAGCCTTTGCGTTCATGCCATTTCTGATCGGTGCTGCCTTGGGTGCGACTGCGGGTGGTGCAATGTCTGACTGGGATCCGAAGGCAATGGCTCTTGGAGGTTTGGGTGGTGGCTTTGGTTTAGGTGGCCTTTTGGGTGGTGGTGCTGCCGCAGCAAGCGGTCCTGCTATAGCCGGGGCTGGTACATCACTTGCTTCGACTACTGCCATTCCAACTGGTGCTGGACTTGCTGGAGTTCCTGGCATTGCTTGGGGACCGGCTAGTTCCGGGTTAGCCAATGTGGCTGTGGGTGGTGCTGGAACTGCGGCTCCTGGAGCAGTAACGGCATCTCAACTGGCGGCTGCTAAGACGGCTGCTTCTGGCTTGAGTAAGCCTGCTGGCGGATTCGGGAAGTTGTCCAAGAATATGCCTAAGATCGCAGAGAAGCTTTTCAAGGGACAGCCTCAGAAAAGACCCCCGCAGATGAGTATGGCACAGCCACAGAGGGGCAGTAATCGAAAGTCGGTCCTCCCGCCTCCGAAGGGTTCTCCCAGGCCAGAGCTTCCGTCTAGTGGTTTGGCATCTTTAAGAGATGATCGTCGCAGGATGGGTAGGGGTTAATAATGGCAAATGGTTATCAATCAAATCAAGGCTGGATTGAAGATGATTCAACGTATGAGGATAATCTTCAGAATGATGATGTGTGGTATACCGATAATGGTGTAGCAATCGATTATGAGTCTGGTCTTGCGGAACCTACTTTTGTTATACCTCCTGCTGTAGTCGATGACACTAGTGGTATATATGAACTCGACCCCTTCCCCACTGGCCCAGTAGCAGGAACTCCTGGTCTAGACCTATCGGGTTGGGGCAACCTTTCCGGTGGGCTTGGAGCTTTGACGCCTATCCCTGGATCCATGGTTGAGCCTGGATTTAACATACCTCCTGCCGTAGATGATTACCCGGGTGATCCTGATATATATGAACTCGACCCCTTCCCCGTGTACGATGAGGTAGATGTTGCAGGAGATGCTTATACTGGGCCAGTAGCAGGAACTCCTGGCATAGATCTATCGGGTTGGGGCAACCTTTCTGGTGGGCTTGGAGATTTGACGCCCACTCCTGGATCCATGGTTGAGCCTGGATTGAACATACCTTCTATAGACAACATAGGTGGTTTTGAAAACATAGGACCACAGGTTCCAGACCCTCGTTCTGCACCGCCCCTTGTAGGCGATGATACTGGTGGTACTGATGTTGTGGTCGATGATACTGGTGGTACCGGAGATCCTTTTGCGGTTGATTGGGATTCTGTCGGTGGATCTCCGGAGTGGGTTCCGGGTGAAGATTTCGATTTAAGCAATGCGGGTCTGATCACTACAGGTGATTGGGGTGGTGCGGGTCCATTAATCCCAGAAGGTTGGGTCGGTGAGCGTTTTGCTGGGATCGCAGGTCTTGATCCATGGAGGACTTCATGGGATACGTTGCCTAATCCGTTCTCCGATTTCGAAGTTCCTGAACTTACAGACGAGCAGGTTGCTTCTGTGGAAACTGCTGATGCATATCTTTCTGATTTACAGTCTCGCGCAGAGGCTTCTGGGTTCTCAGATGTGTCTTCTTTCCTTAATAGCTCGCAAGCAACCCAGGAGGATAGGGATAGGTACAACTATTACGGAAAGATTTGGGAAGAGTTTTCTACTCCCTATCTGACTGCGAAGCAATCTGCAATTCAAGTGTTCATAGAGGATCCTAGATTCAAGAATTGGATGGCGGGTGGGGATGCTGACAGTTACCTGAACAACTTGTCTCCGATTCTTGGTGCGATTTACGGGCTTACCACTGAAGAGACTGATGCGTTTTTAACTGGTGGTGGATTGCATGAAGTTCTTGAGTTGCAAGGCATGAGGCTTTCAACACAGGAAGACGTTGATAATGGGTTAGCTGACAGTGAGGGTCGGATTATCGAGATACCACCTGACGAGGGTGACGGCGACGGTGTAGGCGACGATGATTTTGATGCGGCAGCTTTAGACAAGGCAGAACGGGATCATTACTTTGATATTATTGCAGCCGAATTTGCGAACAATAGACTAGATGAGGGCTTGTGGTTCCAAGCTAAAGGACAAGCCGGTAGTGATGCGGAAGCTAGGAATATTTATTCGAGTTGGAGGATGGAGGAACTTGCAGGCAGTTCGGAGTTATCCGATTGGCTTAGCTTTAACAGAGATCTTCTTGGAGAATCTCTTGTGGGTAAGTTTGGCCCTATCGGTGCTGGTTCTGGACTTTCTGAGAAGTTCGACGTAAATAAAGATGGTGTCTTCGGTGCTGATGATCTGAATGCAATCATGGGCGATTGGGGTGTGGATGAGATATCAGGAGGACTTCGTTCTCTTGGAGTTTCTCCAGGTAGTTTTAGTGGAGAGATAACCACTGGTCCCGGCCCCGGTCCTGGCCCCGGCCCCGGTCCCGGTCCTGGTGATCCTTACGCAGATCCTTCTGATCCTTACGCAGATCTTGCCAAAACCGATACTTCCGGAACAGGCGATGTTCTCCTTTCAGAGGGAGTGACCTTTGATGATGATGGGAAGAGTCTGCAAGATTTTACTGAATCTATCTTTTTCCCGGAAAGGAATATTAGAGAAATTCCCGATTGGAGTGATCTCGGTACGTCAGTTAGTGATGTTTTGAAATCAGATTCTGACTATATTCTGAACAATAGTGGTTTCAGTGATAGTCAGATAGCCAGTCAAGAAGGCAGTAAGGCTATGTATCCTGGCTTTATCGTAGAGGCTATGGAGTCAGGACGCGCTGGTGATGATCTGTATGGTTGGTGGGATAGTTTGTCTGACGTTGAAAAGAATCAGGTCAGTGATGGTATTGAATATTCCCAGGAATATGATTCCGATACTATGTCTGGGATGCTTGATCTTGTGGAAATGTCCAATTCATCAGCGGATGTCATTGTAGGCAACGATGATGCGGTTAGTTATTACGTTCCACAGTGGTGGATCAATAAGCAAGTGGGGAATGGTGTATCTCCCGATTATTCAGACTGGCTCACTTTAGGTTCCAAGGAGAGGCAGCGGTTACAGCAGCAGGCTATGGCAGGTTCTGATGCTTTCGATCTGGTCGAGATACAGAGGCAAACCAAAGATGGGGATGATTTGACGATCCTTGTGCCAACTGGTGAATTTCTTAAAGATATTACCGGAGGTGGTAACGGAAGATATGTTCCACAAGATGGGTGGGTAGAAGGAGATGATATCGATTGGCAACCCAACTTGGGTGATGCCAGATCTTTTTCGGGCCAAGATGATGTGACGTTATCCAGTGTTGAACCTTTGACTTTTGGTGAATATATCCAAGTACAACAGTCTGAATCTTCCGGTTATTATGGTCCGGATAGGTTCATGTCTGATGATGGTAAAAATTTCTGGCTTAGGGGTGGGTTGAGTTCTCTGGGTGCAGTATTTCAGAATTCGCCTAGTGGCAGTTTGTATCCAACTGAGTATTTTTATGGTAATCAAGAAAGATGGTCTCCCACCCATCGAAACTATCTAAGGGCTGTCAGAGAGCTTCCGAGTTCTGGTGTGTGGAGTTCTGTGGTGAATGAACTTGGGAATTATCTTGATCATATAGGAATGTCAGATATTCCGATTCCTTCTACTACTGTAGATGGAGAGGATATCGATATCGGAACTATTACTTTCGGAGGACAGCAGACGCAAGGGGTTTCCTCAGAATCAACACGTGAAGGCAATGATGATTGGTATGATGGTCCGCTCACGGGTTACAATAAACCTGGGGAGAGTATTGCTCTTGGTAGTTTCGGTCAGTTGAATACTAACAGTGGGGTTGCTCGCGGGTCTGGTAATTTTAGTTATTTTTCACAGAATGAAGATTTCGTTTTAGATGAGTTTCTGTACGGTGAGGAAGGTTCAGAGGATGATGAAGAACTTTGGCAGGGGGTATTGGATAGAGACAGTGAAGATCAATATATGCACCCGACAATATTCTGGTCTCTTCTCGGTGATATGGTTGCTCCATACAATGCCTATAGGGAAAATCATGACAAAGAATTTACAGGAACGACGCCTGTAGATAATTTCAATGAGTGGATGGATAGTGGGTCTTCTGGTGTAGTGAGTAGACCTGTATTTGGTGTTGATCTTTCCGCTGGAGATCATGTTGGAAACGCGGAAGTGATGAGTCAATGGTATGCTGATAATCGCGATGGTTATAGTACTTATCTCTTAGCATCCGAGGGTGGTGCTGGACAGGATATTATTGCGAAGCTTTACAATCGGCTTGGTTATCCCGATGGTGGTCATTCCGATGGTGGTCTAGTGGGTAATAACTACCAAGATGGTGGAGAAGTCATGGCTGAATTCTCTGAACCCGCAGAGGGTCCGGAACAGGACTTTGTCCTACAGCTTGCGATGGCTTTGATGGGTAATCATCCAAATGCGGAGTCAATCATACAGCAAGCATTGCAGATGTATGGTCCGGACTTTGTGAATCAGATAGCCCGTATGGTCGGTGCTGCTGGTGCTGGTGCTGGTGCTGGTGCTGCTGGTGGTGGTGGTGGGATGGTGAATGGTGGTGGTGGTGGAATGGCAGATAGCGTTCCGGCACTGACAGACGGAACTTCACCTGCCGCGCTTTCTAGTGGAGAATTTGTGATTCCAGCCGATGCTGTTGCACATCTTGGTGATGGGAATACTGAAAACGGTTCTGGAAAACTGAATGATATGGTCAGCAGGATTCGTTCTTTTAAGACAGGTCAATTGGAACAACCTCCAATAATTCCAGATGAACAGGTTATGCCTGTATAGTGAGAAGATATGAGTAGTAGTCAGCCAAAACATACTTCACAGACAACGACACAGGAACCTTCGAAGTTTATCAAGCCTTATTTGAGTAAGCTTTTTGGGGGTGCCCAAGCTACTGCCGCTAAGGGGTATCAGCCTTACGGTGGTCAGAGGATTGCTGGCTTTAGCCAAAATGAATTGGCTTCTCGGGCCGGTGTAAGGGGTCTTTACGATCAGGGTCCGAGACCTGAGCTTGCGTTCGGCATGGGTCAATTGAACAAGGCTGGTAGGGTTGCTGGGGATACTGGTAGATATACCAAGGCTGCGATGGATTCAGCGGGTCAGACCCAAGGATTTACTGGGAGATCGGCTGGATTGGTTGATGAAGCTTCAGGTTATGCCAGGGAGGCGGCTGCTGTTGGCAGGGATCCTGGTAGGTGGAATCAGCAAGCTTTTCAGGAGTACTCTTCTCCTTATTTCGAAGATGTGCTGGAGATACAGAAGAGGAATGCCAGAGACGAAGCCATGAGGTCCATGAATGCCATGGGTGCCAACATGGGATCCGCGGGGAGTCCTGGTTTCGGCAGTATGCGGCATGGTCTTATGCAGTCTGAATTGATGGGCACTAGCCAGCAGCTTTTGTCCGATATAGAGGCTAAGGGGAGGCAGCAGGCTTGGGAGAATTCCTTGTCTGCGTTCCAGTCTGATAGGGATGCCAGACTTGAGGGTGGAAGACTCCAGTTGGAGAGTGGACGCAACCTGATGCAGGGTGGTGATCAGGCTTTGGTGGCTGGTCAATTGGGCCTAGATGCTGGTCAGCTTCAGATTGCTGCTGGACAGCTTGGCGTGAGTGCTGCTGATTTGATGACTTCCATTTCTCAAGAAGCTAGAGTTATGGCTGACACTCAGCAGGGTCAAGCACTAGAGAGACTGACTGCGCTAGAAGCCAGTGGTGCGAGTCAGCGTGAGATGGAACAGGCGATTAAGGACATGGCCTATTCTGATTTTATAGAGAAGAGAGACTGGAAACAAAATCAGCAGTCATGGTTGGCTGGAATTATTCAAGGCTTTCCGATGCCTTTCTCCAACACGCAAACTACGAGCGCTCCCGGTCCATCAATGGGTTCACAAATTGGTGGTTTGGCTGCCCTTGGTTTGGGTGGTTACCAAGCTTGGAAAAATAGTTAGGGATATTCATTATGGCCAATCTTCTAGAGCTACAGGAAATTCTTCGCAATATTCCCATGGGTGATGTGCAGCAAGTCGCTCAGGGCGCTCATCCTACAGCCCCTCAGTGGATGGGGATGGATGAGATTAAGCGAAGGAAGGAGAACATGGAGGCTGCTCAAGCTCAGTCTGCTGAGGCCAATATGCCACAAGCCCCCATGATTGATGAGTACCTCATGGCTGCTTCACAGATTGGTGGACAGCAGCAGGGGCCGCAGCAGGGTCCGCCTATGGGTCCGCCTATGGGTCCGCCTATGGGCGCACCGCAGATGCCCGGTAGTCCTCCTATGGGTGCTGCCCCGCAGATGGGCATACCTCCTGGAATGGCCGGTCCTCCCCCTCCCGGTGCAGGAGGAGTACAAGTACCTCCTGTCATGATGGCTAAGGGTGGTTTGGTGCGTGGGTATGGGGAGGGTGGTGGTGTTATCGGTGCCTATGATTTAACTCCAAAGGAGAGGAAAGAACTTAGAGCTTATATGGAGCGTCAGAAATTTATTGAATCAAGAAAGAGTCTTGGGCGAAAATATAATCCGAGTCTATATAGTTCGGATGATCCTGAAATGAGCGCACAGCCTGATGATGAAGCTGGTCGTGAGATGAGGTCTAGTCGCGCTAAATATATTTCTTCTCAGCCATCTGGTCATGCATTGAGTTCTAGTCGATTTGCATATAGAACTGGAGCAGGAAAGGAGAGGGGATCTTCTGGAGGCATAACGAATCTGATTAGCGAGCTTGCAGGTGAACTTGCGTGGCCTGATTTCCTTAGAGATCCTGACGATCCGGATAAAGCTTCCCTCTCGAAATTTGGTGGTCAAACTGGTGTGCAGAGAGCAAGGCAAGCGGCTAGGGAGATAGAAGCAAAAGCAGGTGCAGATGCAGCAGCAGAAAGTACAGTGGAGGCAGGAGGTGATGGTGAGGAATCTACTGAAGTGGGGTTCGGTGTAAACACAGCGATGGATCAGTTGTATGGAGAGAGTCCTAAGACTGAGCCATCCGGGGCAGATAGCTATTTGCAATTCCTTATGAAACAAAATAAAGCTTCATTCATGGATGATGAAGAGCGTGCGAGGCAGAAGAAGTTTGATTTCTGGAGTGCCATGGCCAAGTTCGGTGCTGATACGGCTGCCGGTCAGAGTCCTGATGCATTGCAAAACATAGGATCAGGTGCTGGTCAAGCAATTGATTTTTTCAGTAAGGCACGGTCTGATGCTAAATCTGATGAAGAGAATCGTCTTCGTACAGGTGCTGATATTTCGAGGGCTCAGTCAGTTTCGGAGCAGGTTAAAGCTGAACGTGAATCTCAGGAAAGAAAAAAGGTCCAGAGGTACGATGAATTCAAGAAGGATTATCTGAAGAATTTTGAGACAAAGCTAAAGCTTATTCCCCTTGGTGCGATGAGTCCCGATGCTCCTAAACCTCCTACGGAGACTGAGATTAGGAGTGAATATGATAAATATAGAATGTGGGTGCTGGGAGGACATCAGCGACCTGTGGGTGGATATGGGCCTGCGAGTAGTTCCCCTGAGCATCAGGAGTTGGTAGCCCTCTTGGAGAAAGCAGTCGGGGGTCGGTAGTAGATGTGGTTAGTCGATAGATAATGCCTTGGTTTGAAGATCGAGAGAATGTAATAAATCTACCAAATGGAGAAACCCTTTCTTTCGAGGCGGGGGTGAGTATAGAGGAAGCTGCCAGTAGATTGATGCATGGAGAAACGGAACGCATATCCGGATTCTTCCCTTCTTTTTACTCCACCATAGAGAGAATGAAGGGTGCCGCTAGGGCCGCACCGGACATAACTTATGGTGCCCTTTTTGATGATCAAGCGGCCATCGATATTGGAAGAAAGAAGTACGAGGAAGCTGGACGGGCTGCTGCTAAAGAGCTACCAGATCCGGCTTCTCTTGATAGCCTCAAAGAAGCATGGGACAAGGGTGTTGGAGAGTTTGTCCCAGAGGCATGGACGTTTGCCAAAGAGTCTCTAGGGCAGACAACTCCATACATGGCTCCCGCTTTGGTTGCGGGTAAGATTGGTGCCTCAGATCTTGCAGCCAAGAGCAGATTAGGTTCCGGTGTTGCTTCTGTTCTTTCCAAGGTTGTGCCTGCCTTGCGCGTGGCTGGCTCTGCTGCTCCGCATCCACTGGTTAAGGCCGGTCTTGGTGCGGCTGCCGGTATGGGAACTCTGGCCCTTCAGTTCTATGCGGACAATCTACAGAGGCAGGTGGAAGCTGGTGCGATTACACCGGAAGAGATAGAGCCTGGGTTGGCTGCTTTATCAGCAGTGCCGCAGGCCGGTCTTGAATACCTATTCGTTGCCTTGATGGGTGGGATTGGGAGAGGCCCACAAAGGGCTGCTTCTCAAGCCATTAGGGACTCCCTTGCTGTAGGGGCTAGTTCTTCTGGTAAGAGATCGATGGGTGCTGCTGGAAGAACGGCTCTGGAATCTCTTACAGAATTCCCTACTGAGCTTGGACAGACGGTTTTAGAGAGAGCCCAGGCAGGAGAATCAATCAGTCTTGAAGACGCTGATTTCGTAAAGGAAATGTGGGAGACAGTGGCAGGTACTGTTCCTGTAGTGGGAGTGTTTGGTTCTGCTGGTAGTTATAGGGCACATCGTGCAGAGAAAGCTTCCAATAGGGACTGGGAAGCGAAGAGTGAAGAGGAGCAAAGATCCAGAGTATCTTTCGCGAACAGGAGGGAAGAGAATAGTCGGCGTGAGGTTGAGCGCCTCAACCGGATAGAGGATGAGAATGTAGCTAGATTCAATAGGGAAAGGGATCTGGCAATAAGAAACAACGATGGAGTTAAGCAACAGGCTCTCGAAGCAGCGGAAGCGGTAGAGGTTACGATTGATGATGTTGTGGAGGCTGCTGATTCTAGAAACATATTAATAGATAGCGATGGCTTTGCAGCCTTTGTATATGACCAGACGGGTGGTCGAGTATCAAGACTGGAAGATGCTACGCCTGCTGAGAGAAGAAGGATGCGCTCCGTTCTTTCGGGCATGAGGGTTCATGAATTTGCCGATGACGAAGTTGGCGTTGAGATGCCAATGTTTACCAATGCTCAATTCAACGAGGTTGTAAAGAAGACTAGGAAGAGTGCGAATATTACCCAGAGTTCTGTGCGTAAGATTCTTGGTATGGGGAATTCCAAGATAGAGAAGAACATAGCCAGAGATATTATCAAAAAGATGGGGGATCGTGGCTATGCATCCAGATCTGGGAAAGGTAAGAGTAGACCTCTCAAACCAGTTGATACTGGATTCGATGAGATCCAATATGATGAGGTTCTAAGGAACGCTCAAGAGAGGGGTAGAGTTACACAGGAATCGGTAGAGCAGGTTACCGGTAACTATGGAGAAGAATACTATCGGTCGTTCATTGGAGAGATGCGTTCACGCGGGGATCTCCCTGGACAAGATGTTACTAAGGGTGTCTATATTCCCATAACATTGGCAGAGCGCAGGGACGATGGTCAAATATCCTATGTCGGGAATACGTCTGTTGAGGTAGAGCTTTCGCGTGGATATTTCATTACCGATCCAGAATCTGGAGATGTTGTGGGAGGTTCAACGAATAGGAAGAGAGCCTTGGCAGAAGCCAGAAGGCTTAGACATAGGTCTAAGACCTATTCCATTACACGTAACGGTCAGGTGGTTAAGACTTTCAAGAACAGTAGTCATGCTTCATATGTAATGAACAGGATGAAGAGTGAAGATCCTGATTCAGTTTGGAATCGTGTTTCAAATGCTCCTGTTGGGTTCAAGGTTGCCAAGGATAAGGCGAGTGGGCACAGGGTTGTAGAGAGGTTTCATAGATATGGTGAAGAGGGGGATGGCAGTGGTGGGAAGCAAGTAGGTCTAGATGAATTGAGCTTTGCTCCTTCTTCAGATCTGGCAGAGGCTGTAAAGCAAAAGCGTCTGGATGATTTGACCCCTGGTACGTCAGACCATGAGATACGAACAGATAAACACAGGGAGGAGTCCGAGCGTATTCTCCGCGATTTCTATGAGGGGCGTGGAGTTATGTTCACACCTCCGGAAAGAACAGCAAGGGAACAACCCTTATCAGCCAGAGAGGTTGAGGTTCTAGGTGCTGTGGATGAGGCTCTCAGGGGAGCCGGTCTTGGCGAGGATGTCTTGGCTAAGGTTCTTCCTAGGATAGCCGAGGGTAAGATAGAAGCGGAAGGGATGTTTGACCCCACATTCGGTGGTCCCAAGAGTATCGGTGAAATAGTGATAGCTCTCAGTGCTATAGCTGATGCCAAGACACCGGCTGAAGTAAGAGCCAGGGTTGCTGAGATAATGAATCATGAGATGGTTCATGCCATGAGAGCCTTGGATTTGTTCACTGAGAATGAGTGGGCTGCCTTGGAGAACGCCACGGCTAGAGTCAAGGTTCCTCAGTCAATGATTGATAAGCATGAGTCGCTTGTCGAGGGGGATACTTTCCTAGACTTCTCAGAAAAGGTTTACACAGGCGTTCCCGGTTATGAGAACCGAGTTGATATTGTCGAAGAGGCTGTTGCTGAAATGTATCGAGAGTTCCATTCCAGTGCAGAAGTACGGCAACAACTTACAGGTACACCGAGAAGTCTGATAGAGCGTATGCAGAGATTCTTGGAGAAACTATACAATCAGTTCTCTGGTATGGGATTTGCTGATGCTGGGAATGTTCTGCTTGGTATGGATGTTGTTCAAGGTAGAGAGCGAGGAGTTGTTCGAACCCTTCAGGATGTTCGTAGGCAGGAAGCTAAAGATACCGCCGCAAGGGCTGAGGGCAGAAGAACTCTAAGGGAGATTCTTAGAGAAACGAGGAAGGGAAAGCCGAAGGAAGAAGGTGAGGAGGCAGCCCCCGATGAAACGGCTAAGCTGTCACTAGCCCCCACCCCCCGCGACACCGAGACTTTCCGCTTTGAGGACGATTTTGAAGAGGGCGTGATTCACGAGTCCGTTGTTCCCTCTGAGGCGGCGCTGGGACGGGCGGAACTGGATGCGGTCATTACCAACCCAGGGCCGCGAGAGTCGGACAGACTGAAAGCGGATGGGTTTATACCCACTGAAGACCTAGGCGGTTCCCTGGAGGC